CTATGGCTATTTGTATAAACGGAGAATATTTTAATAATGATCATGATGACGGAGCATTATATGTAGGTTTTGAAATTGGTTATGACAAAGACGGAGCATTAGATTACTTTTGGCAAGATGAAAAAACAGAATTTTATGATGAAGCTAAACATACCGTTAAAGCTACAAAAGTTAAAGACATAACTGATGAAGAAGATCAAGAACTTGGTTTACAAGATTGGTTATGGAAGATAGAAATATTCAATAAGGAGCAAGACTAATGAAAGCATATATTGAAACAGATATGGAATACTTGGAAAGAAAACACCAACAATATTACAAGCATTTAACTTGGAATGAGTTTATTACAAATGAAAAGTTAGAGTTAGTTCATGTAGCAATACAAGAACTGCAACAGGAGTTTAATATTCCTAATGATAACCCACACTTAAAAACAGCATACAAATATTTATAGGAGCAAGAATAATGACTAAAGCTGTATATCCAAATCCAATACCAAAACACTTACAGCACTTATCTGAATGGCGAATTCGTGCTTTGTTTTACTTATTTAGAGGTAAATAATATGAATACCGTCAACGAAGCTATAGAACTTATAGAACGAATACTTCAAACAAAAGTATTAAATAATTATGCAGTCAAATCTGATGAAATAGAAGATATTGAACGTGCCTGGAATTTAATAAAAAACAATCTTAGATAGGAGATAAAAGATGCCGAAATATAAAGTATTTACTAAATGGAATGGCTATTCTGAAATAGAAGTTGAAGCAACATCAAAAGATGAAGCTAGAGAAATAGTTGATGAAGGAAGCTATGAGCCAGAAAATGAAATTCATACAGGTAATGGACTTGAATATGGTTATGAAGATGAAGAAATTTTAGAGATAGAGGAGATGCAAAATGATATTAGTTGATATAGGAGTGCAAGACGGAGAAAAAGAATACAATCACTATTGTTATTACACAACATTTACTAAAGATGATCATGACAAAGGCAAGATAACTGAAAGAACTATTTTATCTGAGTTTTTTGGATTGAATCTAACAGATGATGATTACTTTGATAAAGACAAAGATTCTTATTGGAATGATACAAGTGCTGTTTATATAAATAGTGTGGAAGATATATCTAACCAAGAATTAGAAATATTAAAAAGATTAAGAATAGTTTACTAAGGAGGTAATATGAGTAAACCAAAAGAATATAGGGTATCTTTTATACCGTATGAAACTTTGCAATACGATTATGTTGTAGAAGCAAAGGACGAAGATGAAGCACAAGACTTAGCTAACAAAGAATTACAATTTTCTATTGGTCGTGATGCTTCAAAAGATTGGGAATGTAGTAATGTTGAGGAGGTATCAAATGCTAAATGAAGATGAAAAATATCAAATTATAAAGAATATGAAATATAAAAAATATTTCAATCTAAACAAAATAGAAAAAGACTTATTAGATAACTATGATACTGATTTAAACACTTGCAATAAGTGTGATGTAGTTGTCGATAGTGCAACCGAACTATATTGGCAAGGAGATTGTGCAGATAGTTATTATAAGTGTATGGAGGGATATGATGCCCTATGTGATGATTGTTTTGAGGAGGTGTCAGATGACAATACCTAAACAAATGTTAAAAGAATGGTGTGAAACTTATGAGGAAGCTATTGAAACTTTAGATTATTTAGCTAATAGAAGTGTTGGAACAGCTAAAGAGGAAATAAGAGAAGGGCTTGAAGATTTTTTTATAGATAATGGATTAATGAGTGAAAAAGAATTTAGACAGGAGGTGTCATATGAGTAAATATTGCTGTGAAATGTGTAATGAAGAAGAAGTAGAAGTTTTTTACGAGCCAGATGTAAGACCTTATTTTATTTTCTGTTCTCAAAGTTGTATTAACAAACACTTAATAGATATAGAACAAGGAGAGTGGGATAATTATGAGGGTGGGAACTTACGGCTTGAATATGCTAACGAAATAAAAAATAATTGGAAAAATTTGCATATACAAAAACACATACAAGAGGAGATATCTAATGGCGAATAATAATAACCTAGATATAGGTTTATGGGATATTCAATTCTATAAACTAGATGAAAACGGAAACGAACTTACTAACAAAGACGGAAGTGTAAAGCTGTTTACTACTAAGCACGACTTTCCACATCACTTAATAGCAGAACTACCAGATCATGCAGATTTAGAGGAGATAAAAGATGTCAGTTAATGAACAATATGTGAATGTGCTAGATATTAAATTCTATGTATGTGATGAGGACGGAAACGCAGTCTTGGACAAAGACGGAACTGTTAAAGAATTTTATTTTAAGGGCAGATTAAAACCCCTAGAATATCTTTGTGAAGATATGACCGTTGAAGATTTAGAAGAGATTAAAGATGAATAAACCCCAATACCGTATTAAATTAGTATCTTGGGAGGAAGTATCAGCTTACTTTGATCCTAATCTCAATCCTAAGGCTAAGTTTGGCTTTTTGGTCTACAATCCAGGCTCAAAAGATTATGATCAAGCCTTTTGGTATAATAATACTAAACAAAGATGGAGGGGATTATCTAAATATGTTGCACAATTACCTTAAAGCACTTAGTATGTCTGTAAGGCACTTGATCCTTAATTTACTCATATTCTCTCCTCTTTACCCTATTAAGTTTTAAGTGCCTTATGTTTTTAGAGTTCCTTTGGATTATTATTGCTATCATTCTCCTCAGTCTTAAGAATCCTACTAGCTGAATGATCATCATAAATCTTACCTTCTGACTTTTCTTTTTGTTCTAATTCTTTCTGTTTAACCAGTTGTTTGGCCATAGCCCCACCTAATAATTGTTCTAACCTACCCTCAACTTCTTCTCTGCTCATTTGATCTATTTTACCGAATAACACCTCTTTTCTATCTACGATAAGGCCACCAACCCTCAAAAGTGAGTTTTGTGCCGATATTGCCGCATTAAAAGATCCAGCCGCTAAAGCCTTATCCCTAATATCGTATAAGTCCTGGACTGCCCTATCATAATTAAGTTCATACTTCTTTTTTACTTCATTAGATAAAAAATTAAATTCTTTTCTAACTATTTCATTTTTAAAGACATTTACTGCCGCTTGTCTTGGATCTTTATAACCAGCTTTACTGGCACACTCAATTAAAGATAGTCTTGGGTTATTTACAGATATCCAGACAAAGTTTCTTTGTCGTCTGGTTAGTTTATTATCTAGGTTGGCAAATTCGACAGGAACGTCTTTTTGATCAGAAATGATAGGCTCGTATTCTAATTTATGTTTCTTAAATCCCATATTTAGCAAATTAGGGTTTCATGCTTATTTAAATACTAGTCTACCCCACATTACCCTAATATGTATTAAGAGGATAGATTATAGAGATAGAGATTGTCAAGTATTATCTTATAAATATGTATAGATTTCTTTATTGCCTATGACAAAAATGCCAAAAATGAAATATTCGTCAAAAGCCCATTCCTATCACGTTTTTTAGCGTCATTATAGTCTTGACAATATTAGACAATAATAAAAAAGGGAGCTTTTACACTCCCATTTTATCTACGATAATGCTTTTTTTACATATTCTTGAACGTACTTTGGTAATTCTTGTGAATTGTCAACTGGATAAATTTCAACATAATCAAAATCTCCCTCTCCATACCACCTTTGAATTTCTACGCTATAAGATTCATCATTAGCAACAATTAAATTGTCTTGAATATTCTTTTTTACGTTCTTCCATTCTTTGAGATCCCAATGCCATGTGTTTTCGCCATTATCTGTATAAATATAAAATTCATACTCCATTAATACCTCCGTTATCTTCATTTTTAAGAACATACTAGCTCTAGGCTAGAAACCCATTATAACATATTCTTTACAATTTGTAAAGTCCAGGGTTTGTGGGGGTTTTTTACGGTACAAAGAATTTTATAAATTTCGCCTTGCAGGAATTACTACTCTAAGATCGCAATCATCACAACAAATACCGTCATTAATAGGTTCGGCATTATTACCTCTCCAAACAATCTTACCTTCTTTGTTACGCAAAGGTTTTATGTGGCCATTACAGATACTACACTTAACCTCATCAATCCTAATTAGGTTCATAATGCAAACTCTCTACTATTATCTTCATCATAAAAGTTTATTAAATCCCCTTGTGGATCTGTAGATTCCATACCAACATTAATTTTATAGTATTTTTTGTAAGCACTAAGCAAGGACTCTGCCTTCTCATTATTGTAATCTTCAATAGCCTGTTCGTATGACAATCGCATCATCATATATAATGTTCCTGTTTTACTCATATTTACTCCTTAAATAAATGTAATGATATTTATTTTACAGTTTGTATTGATATTTGTCTATACTTTGTTTATACTGGTACAATATTTTGACGGAGGTAATATGTCAATCGATACAAACAGTATGGCTAGTGTGCTTATAGATACGCATCTAGACAATATACAACAACAACAAAAGCAAGATGCTTTAAATTACTCTATCTTTGAGCTTAGAGCAACATTAAAAGAAATATCTAATGAGGTTGATAAGTTAGTGCAAAGGGTAGAACAAATAAATACCAGGAATGGATCATGATTGATAACCCACCACTACCCGATTCACTACAAAGTCATCAGCACGTAGCTATTGGTGATGCTATATATTTTCCTGATATGGATAATGCATACTATCATCAATCACCAGGCGTGTCTTCATCTACCTTAAGGAGATTTAGACAATCGCAGTTACATGCTATGCAAGAGGTGGTAGAGCCGACAACTGCTATGCAGATCGGTTCTGCTGCCCACTCTTTGATAGTAGAGGGCGAGAACGCATTTAACAACGAGGTTGCAGTTATATCTGGATCTCCGTACACAAATGCAAACAAACAACTAAAACGTGATTATTTAGATAGAGGTATGTTAGTAATCACACAAGACAAAAGGGACATGTTGTTTCAGATGAAGGATAACCTTATAGAAGAAGCAAGAAAGTTCCTTGACGTTGATCAGGGCGAGTATCCAGGTGTTTTTGTTAAGCCATACGAAAATGCCTTGTATTGGTGGGAACAAGACGTACTCCTCAAGTTACGATCTGATGTTATCAGATACCCAGTAGTGCAACCATATTCAGATGAATCTGTTGTAGTTATTGATTATAAGACTACAAGTGATTGCTCCGTATCTGGATTTACTCGTTCTATCAGACGTTATCAGTATGATTTACAGGCCGCATTTTATAGAAGAGGCTATCAGAAAGCTGGTTTTAAGGTAGAAGACTTCTTATTTGTAGCCCAGGAAACTAAACATCCTTATGCAACTAAGATATTTAAGATGAATGATGAGGATATGGATAGGGGTTGGGAGCAGTTAGAAAAGTCCCTGGTGGACTTTAAAACTGTAAAAGACGGAGAAAA